GGCGGGGGGTGCGGGTGTCTGGCCCGGAGGCCAGGCAGTCGTGTGTGGAGCTGGAGGCGGCGGTGCGGTCTGGGGTGTTCGGGCATTACGGGCAGCCGGAGTTGCGGGCGGCGTTGGAGGGGGCGGTGAAACGTCCGTCGGAGGATGGGGGTTGGTCGTGGGCGCGCCGGTCGACGGTGGTTGATATCAGCCCGTTGGTGGCGGTGACGTTGGCGTTGGGTGGGGTGGTGGCTGGCCGGCAGCAGGTGTGTGACCCGTTGCGGTCGTTTTGGTGATGGTCGATGTGCGCAGGGTGCATGGCGTACATCGACAGGGGCTGTATGGTTACGGGGTGGTGGGTCGGTGAGGACTGAACTGTTCAGCGCGCTGGGGGCGGTCTTGTTGGTCGCCGCGGGCTGGGTGTGGTTCGGTCGTGGCGGGCTGACCGCTGGTCTGCTGGTGTTCGGCGTGGTGTCGTTCGGGCTGGCTGTGTTGGCTGCTGGGAGGGAGCGTCGTGGGTCTGCGTGATGTGGCCGCGGTGCTTGCTGGCGGGCGTGAGCGCCGGTCGGATTCGACGGCGTCGCTGCTCGAGGGGTTCATCGGCCCGGGCGGGTATCTGTCGAACACGACAACGGTTGGCTACGACCAGGCCCAGACCCACGGGGCGGTGTACGCCTGCACGGATCTGATCATCCGTAAGGTGGCGTGGCAGATGCCGGCGTACATCGGCGACGTGCTGGCCCGGCCGACGGTGATCGTGAACCCGCATCCGGAGTCGCACATGTCGGCGGAGCATTGGCGGGCTCAGGTGTTGGAGTCTGGGATTGCCCGGGGGTTCGCTGCCGGTCTGGTGACGTCGTTCGAGTCGTCTGGTCTGCCTCGCAAGATCCTGCCTATCCACCCTGATCTGGTGTCGTGGTGGGATGACAACGGTCGTTGGCGTTGGTTCGCTGACGGGAAGCCGGTCGAACTGTGGCAGGAGGGCGGCCTGTTGTGGGTGGCGCCGTCGATGCGTGTGCCGCCTGGGAGTCCGGTGGGCCGGTCGGTGATCTCGCATGCGGCGTCGAAGATCCGTCTCGGTCTGTCGGCGACGAAGTTCGGGCGTGACTATTTCGACGCTCAGGGCCAGCCGATCGCTCATGTGCAGGCGACCGATCAGCCGAACATCGCGCAGGGCGAGGCGCAGCAGATCAAGGCCAGGTACAAGGAAGCGGTGCGGGGTCGTGAGCCGTTGGTGACCGGGGCGGCGTGGAAGCTGGAGATGCTGTCGGTTACCGCTGAGGAGTCTCAGTTTCTGGAGACGATCGGCGCGAACGTGGCGGACGTGTGCATGTTCTTCGGTGTGCCACCGGAAGCGATCGGCGGGTCGTCCGGGGATTCGATGACGTACGCGAACGTTGAGGGCCGTGAGCTGTCGCTGTTGGTGAACACGATCGGTGCGTGGATGGCGTGGCTCGAGGGGATCTACACGTCGCTGGTGCCTGGCGGTACCCCGGTGACGTTGGACCCGGAGTCGATGTTGCGGACGTCGATCCCGACGTTGTTCGACACGGCGCAGAAGGCGGTGGGTCGTGGGAACACGCCTGGCGTGCTGACAGCGAACGAGGCCAGGGCAATGGTCGGCTACGAGCCGGTCCCGAATGGCGACGACTTGTATGTGCCGGTGAACTACTCGCCGGCTGGTGTGATCGAGGATGTTGTGACGAACGGTGGTGGTGGTGGTGGTGGCGAACCGACTCCGAATCCCTGACGAGGTGTTGGCCCGGCTGGGTGAGCGTGGCGTCCGTGCTGTGTCCACCCGTTCCGGGCCGCACACGGTGGAGGTGCGCGCCTGGTCTGGTGTCGAGCTGCGCGAGTCGCAGGCGTCGGGCGGGGTGCGGGTCGTCGGGTATGCGTCGACGTACGACCAGCCGTATCCGATCTGGGGTGGCCCTGAGGCCGGCGGGTTCAATGAGACGATCGCCGCTGGGGCGTTCAACAAGTCGGTCGCTGAGCGGGACGACGTCCGGTTTCTGTTGAACCATGACGGGGTGCCGTTGGCTCGCACGAAGTCGGGGACGATGTCGCTCGAGGCCGACGATGTCGGTCTGCTGGTCGACGCCGATCTTGATCCGGGGTCGCCGATCGTGGCTGGTCTGCGGTCAGCGATGGAGCGGGGCGACATGGATCAGATGTCGTTCGCCTTCGAAGTAACGAGGCAGGAGTGGTCGCCGGATTGGGCTGAGCGGCGGATCACCGAGGTCCGTCTGTTTGACGTGTCGGTGGTGACCTACCCGGCGAACGACCAGACGATGGCGTTGATCGGCGCTGACGCTGACCGTCCGGTGGTGGTGGCGCCTGCGGTGCGTGGGCTTGGTGTGGATCTGGCTCGGGCCGAGTGGTACCGCCTAGCTGGATAGCGGGCCTGGGGTACAAGCCGGGCTGGGCGTTCAAACGTGGCGGCCCTGGTGGCGGCTACCTGTGTGTGTTCGCCCGCACCTCGGACAGTCTTGACCCGGCGCGCGAGCGGGTGACGCAGCACATGTTCAAGATCCCGGCCGGGGTCGACGAGCCGGGGTTCGGTCGGTGGGTGCTCGATTGTGTGCTGTTGGCTGAGCAGCACGAGGCGTGCGAGTTCCTGACGTTCGGCGGGGTGCGCCGGTTCTGGCCGCATCATCAGGACGAGGGCGACCCGTACGAGCTCGTGGACAGGATGTCATCACAACCGACCCCTGTTGGCGTTACACTGCCCTCAAGCGATCGCGCCGGCTGAGCGCCGCTGACCACGCCGGACCCCAAGCAGGGCACCACCTGGTCGGCACCCGAAGCCACCCGTGAGCGGACCAAACATCCCGTTCCCTGTGACATTGGAGTGCCGTCGTGGATTTCCTCGACCTGCTTCGCGAGCGCCTGTCCAACATGCTCGCCGAGCGTGAGGGCCTGAACAACCAGTTCGAGGCCATCCTTGCCAAGGCTGCTGAGGAGCAGCGTTCCGACCTGAACGAGTCCGAGGCCGGCGAAATCGCCGCCCTGCGCGAGGCTCGCGAGAAGCTGACCGGCGACATCGCCGACGTCGAAGCCCGCATCGCTGACATCGACGCCAACCGTCGCGACTCCGCCGACGCCGCCGAGAAGATCAAGCGGTTCAACATCCAGCGGCCGAGCTCGGTGAACAACGGGGTCCGTGGCTCCGACCACACCCTCGACGAGCTGCTGTGGGCCACCGCCTCCGAGGTGCGCGCCGGATCGCTCGACAACATCGGCAACGTCGTCCCCCACATGACCGCCCGTGCGGCGGTCGAGCGGGTCGAAGTCCGCAACGCCGACAAGCAGCCGGTTCTCGCCCCTCGCATCAACGAGTTCACCGAGGCCCGTGCGGTCGCGATCCGCAACTTCCAGCAGACCATCGCCGACATGCAGGTCTTCGGCATGCTGATCGACAAGCGGGCCACCACCGGCTCCGAAGGGTTCATGGTCGCCCGTGAGCACCCGGCGTTCAAGGACCAGTACAAGCGGGTCCTGCGTGCCATGGACACCGACACCTCCAACGAGGGCGTCGACTGGATCCCGACCGGGATCGGCTCGAGCCTGCATGAGCGTGTCCGGGCGTCCGGCAAGGTTGCCCCGCTGTTCCAGCGGATCAACCTCCCGACCAACCCGTGGAAGTGGCCGCTCGAAGGCGCCGACGCCACCGCCTACCGGGTGGCCGAGCCGACCTCCGACACCGCCACCAAGGTCACCGTGTCGACCCCCGGCACCGGTGCGGCGACGTTCGACGCCGAGATCTTCGGCGGTCGGGTCCTGTTCTCCAAGAGCCTCGAGGCCGACTCGGCGCTGGCGATCCTGCCCTACGTGCAGCGCAAGCTCGTGCAGGCGTTCGTCGACGCTGAGGAGCGGGCCATCCTCGATGGCGACACCGACGGCACCCACCAGGACACCGACACCAACAGCGCCGGTGCGACCGACGCGGCGTGGGCGTGGGACGGGCTCCGCAAGCGTGCGCTCGCCAACAGCAGCGCCTCGGGTGGTTCGGCTCTGACGGTGGCGCTGCTCGCAGCCCGCCGGGCCGACATGGACCACTACGGCCTCAACCCGGCCGAGATGGCGTTCATCGTGCCGATCTCCAGCTACTACGCGCTGGTGACCGACACGAACGTGGTGACGGTCGACAAGTTCGGTCCGCAGGCCACGATCCTCAACGGCCAGCTCGGCGCTCTGTACGGCGTGCCGATCATCGTGTCGGAGCATGTGCGGACCAACCTGAACGCCTCGGGTATCCACGACGCGATCACCACCACCAAGACCTACGCACTCGCGGTGAACCGCAACGAGTGGGTCATGGGTCAGCGGACCCCGCTGGCGCTCGAGACGGACGACAGCATCTACCGTGAGACCTACCAGCGTGTGGTCGTCGGGTTCATGCGGGAGGACTTCGCCAACGTCAACGCCCGCGGCTCGTCCGAGGACGACACGTCGATCGTCTACAACGTCACGCCCTGATGCCGGCTCGTGACATGGACGTGCCTTCGGCTGGTTTGCGCCAGCCGGGGGTGCGTCTCCGCAACAAGTCGAACGACATCGTTCGCGCCAACGTGGTGCTGCCGGCCGGCGCCGAGCTCGAGACCGATGACTATGTCGCCGGTCAGCTGCTCGGCCAGTCGACAGCGCTGGAGATCGTCGACACCTCGGGCGGGGATGTCGACGTCGCGGGGTCTGAGGCCGTTCCGCCTGCCGGCTCGGACCCCGCGTCCATCGAAGAGGCCGGCGGGGGCACTGCCCGCCGGCGGTCTGGCCGTAGGGGCTGACCTTGTCTGCTGCGACTGATCTGCTCAGCCTTGCCGACGCGCAGGCGGCGGTGCGTCTGTCCGCTAGTAACACGATCCATGCCGCTCGGCTCGAGGGGTATGTGACCGCGGTTTCGCTGGCGATTGATGAGCTGGTCGGTCCGGTGGTGCGGCGTACGGTGACAGGCGAACAGCATCCGGGCGGGTGTGGTCATGTTCGTCTGCGCCGTACGCCGATCTCTTCGGTAACCACGGTGAAGGTGTGGGACGCCGGTATCTCCACCACGTTGACGGGGGAGACCTTGTCGGTGGCGGGCGGCTACCTGGCTGAGCAGGATGGTGACGACCCGACCCTGCTGTCGGGGACGCTGCGACGCCGGTCGTCGTGGACGTCGATCCTGTGGGAGTACGGGACGGTGGAAGTCACCTACGTGGCTGGCCGGTATGCGACGACGTCGGCGGTGCGGGGCTCACGGTTCCACACGGCGGCGGTGCTCACCCTGAAATCAATGTGGCAGGGTGAGACGGACACGGTTGCGGTGGTCGGCGAGTACGAACAGCCGATCTCGGCGTTCCCTCGGGTGGTCATCCCGCAGGCCGCGAAAGACTTGCTGTCGGACCAGATCCAGTATCGGGGGTTGGCCTGATGGCGGCGACGTCGCTGCTGCTGGTGCGGGACGCCTTGCAAGAGCTGTTCGGCGGCGAGCTCGCTGCGGTCGGGGTGCCCCTGTTGTGGGGAGCCCCGGTCGACGCTGAGGACGTGTCGGAGCTGCGCACGGTGTGGTGGGAGAACGAGGTCGATGCCGACGTCGCCGCCTACACCATGCAGGGCCTCGCCGAGTCCTACGAGATGTCGCTGCTCGTGCAGTGCCTTCCGGAGGACGGCGACGTGTCGGCTCGGGACGCGGCGGTGTCGGCGCTCGAGCTGATCGACCTGCTGTACGAGGCGACTCGGGATAACCCTCGTCCGGTGGACACGTCGGGCGGGTGGGATGTGGTGATCCGTTGGGCGGGTCACCAGTTGACGACCGGCAGGGCTGAGCGTCCTGCCGGGTTCGGTGCGTCTTGGATCGCCCGTATCGGCGTGGAGGCAACACGGTGCAGTTGAGGTATGTCGGCGGTCTGTCCGAGGTCGGTCTGCCCGGTGTTGCCGGGTCTGTCGGCCCTGGCGGGGTGCTCGACGTTGAGGATGAGGACCGTGCGGCTCGTGCGGTTGGGTCGGGCGAGTGGGAGCCGGTGGACGATGCGCCGGCCCCGAAGCGGCGGAGCAGGGTAGAGCCCGCTCCGCAGAAGGGTTGATGAGATGGGCGTCACTGGGGTCGGGTCCGGCCTTTCCATCGGCAAAGAGGTCCGCACGGTCAGCACGGCTTCGTGGGCGACGAACGTGATCACCTACACCACCTCTGCGGCTCACGGGCTGGGGGTTGGTGCTCGGGTGCGGGTGACGGGCATCAGCCCGTCGGGGTACAACGGCAGCTACGTGACCGTGACGGGTACGACGGGGTCGACGGTGAAGGTGGCGAACACCACCAATCCGGGGGCGTTCTCGTCGGGCGGGTCGTTGTACTCGATCGGCATGACCACCACCCCAACCAGGGTGCTGCAACTCCTGCCCGGCGAGACCATCGATCTCGACGTCGCGAAGATCGAAACGCCAACCCTGTCTGGCGCGCTGCTGTTCCAGTCGGCCACCAGCGTCCGTCAGGGCCGCAAGCGGGTGTCTGGCAACACGCCGCTGCTGCTGTGGAACCGTGGCGAAGCGCTGCTCACCGAGGCGATGCTCGGCGCGATCGCCACTACCGGGTCCGGGCCGTACACGCACACGGCGACCCCGGCGAAGGATCTGCCGTCGTACACGATGCAGGTGTCGTTCGGTGCGGTGACCGACACGATGGTGAAGCAGGCCACCGGCATGATGGTCGACTCGTGGGAGATCGCCCTGGCGGCCGGCGAGAACGCCACCCTCGGGATCGACTGGGTCGGCAAGGACATGGCGTTCTCCACCGCCGACGCCTTGGACGGTTCGGTGCCGACCGGCCTGTCTGCGTACACGTACATCGATGGGACGGTGACGGTCGGCGGGGCGTCGGTCGGTTGCGTGAAGAACATCACGATCGCCGGGGCCAACAACCTGGCGTCGGACGATCAGTGCCTCGGTTCGTCGGTCATCTCCGACCAGGAGCGGGGCCAGTTCTGCGAGATCACCGGGAACATCGATTTCGAGCTCGAGAAGACCGACATCGGCTACCTCACCGATTTCGTTGCCGGCACCCAAAAGACGGTCGTGCTCACCCTGGCGAACAGCCCGAGCTCGATCACGATCACGTTCACGATGCAGTGGCAGACCGGGATCACCCCGAAGGTGTCGGGCACCGAGAAGCTGACCGTCAGCGGCCCGTTCAAGGCGTACGTCACCAGCGGCAACACCGACGCCCAGACGTTCTCCATCGTGTCGATCAACGCTGACAGCACCCCCTGATCGTGGCCCGTCGCATTGTCGGCGGGTTGTCGGTGCAGGGTCTCGAGGAGACGATCGCCGCAGCATCAGCCGCCGAGAAAGACCTGAAGACGGCGGTGCTGCGGGA